TCCGATCTGAGGTTTTAATTCACCACCAAACGACTCAAGAAGGCATTGAAATGGATCAAGAAGGCACAAGAAGGCTCACATTGGTTCAAGGTGCCTCAGATCGGCTCACAGAGGTTTTAGAGCCTATCCCAGAGAAGCTTTACGGCAACCCGACGCCTAGAATCCACTCAAAACTGCATCCGGACTTGCCTACGCGTGGTCAAGAGCTCATCGATTTCAGCAATTCGATTGGATTTCCGCTATTGCCGTGGCAAGAATGGCTGGCAATTGAGTCGCATCGTGTCAAGCCGGATGGTCGATGGCTGCATCCGCTTGTGCAGCTTGTCGTGGCACGACAGCAAGGTAAGACGACATTCATGAAGCAACGGATTTTGATGGGGTTATTTGAATGGGATCAAGGATTGCAAATTGGTACAGCTCATCGATTGACGACATCGCTTGAGACATTTCGTGATCTTGTGCAGGCGATCGAGAGCAATGACGGGCTGGCCAAGCAAGTCAAGCGCATCCGCTGGGCGCATGGATCTGAAGAGATTGAGACTTTGTCCGGTAATCGTTACATGGTCAAAGCTGGCGCATCAGCTGCGCGTGGTATTTCAAAGCCTGCCACCGTCCACATTGATGAGACGCGAGAGCTCAAAGATGAATCCACATGGGCATCGCTGCGATATACGATGATGGCCGCGGAAAATCCACAGCTCTGGTCATATTCCAATGCCGGAGATCAGCATTCATTGGTGCTCAATCAATTGCGCGAGCGTGGCTTGGCTGCCGCATCCGGTGCAGCTGATGACATCGGTTATTTTGAATGGTCAAGCGATTATGACTTGATAGATGATTCACCAAGATTCTGGGCAGGCGCAGCAATGGCAAATCCTGCACTTGGCCACACTGTTCACATCGATAATCTCCGAGCCGTCATGAATGATCCACCGGATGTCGTGCGTACCGAAGTCTTGTGTCGTTGGGTGCAGACAATTGATTCGGCGATTCCAGCTGGAGAATGGGCAGAATGTGCCACTGATGATTTAGATTTAGACTTGGAGAAAACTGTCTGGCTTGGGCTGGACTGTTCACCGGATAGGCGCGATGCAGCTTTGGTCGCAGCTCAGCGCATCGATGATGATCAATTTGTCGTCAAGTTACTGCACACATGGCACAATGCGATTTCACTCGATGACAAAGCCATTGCAAATGATGTCGCCGATTACTATCGAGACATGCCAGTGGAAGTCGTAGCATTTAGCAAGCGCACAAGCTCAGCGGTGGCCAGTAGGCTTGTGCCGGCTGGAATCCCGATCATGGACATCGATGGCGCACTTTACGGCCAAGCGTGCGATGAATTCTTAGGAGCTGTCACATCGAAAAGACTCAGACACATCAATCAACCCGAATTGACGAAACAGGTCTTGTCAGCGGCGAAATTAAAATTTGGCGATGGTGGATGGACTATCGGCCGGAGAGCTTCTCAGAGCACTGTCTGCGCGACGGTTGCTTGTGCGCTTGTCACGCATTTCGCGACACGCCAAGAGACGGATCTTGACATCATGGTCTTTTAATTGTAGCTGCGCAATAAAATTCCACACATGGGAATTCGTGATTTCTTTTTGCCGGCCAAGCCTGATGCGCCAATAGTCGATGCGTCATTGGCTCCGGTCAATTCGATTGATTCAATCGGAGCTCCATTCTTTGGCGGCCTACAAAGTGCATCACGATCCGAAGCAATGGGCGTGCCAGTCATCGCTCGCGCTCGCGGAATTATTTGCTCGACTGTCGCATCGTTGCCATTGGATACAAAGACCAAAGCAACAAATGAGCGTGTGTCATCTCCACGCGTCATCAATCAACCCGATCCAAGAATTACAGGCGCAGAATTTTGGGCATGGATGGTCGAAGATTTACTTTTTAGGCCAGCCGCATATGCAGTCGTCACGGCTAGATATCAGGACACTGGCAGAATTCAAGCAATGGAGCGCGTTGCACCTGAGCGCGTCGGAATCTTTACAAATGCCAACGGGACACAGATTGAAAGCTACACAATTGACGGTGTACCGATTGCAGCTGATCAGCTTGTCGTCTTTGGCAACATGCAAGAAGGATTGCTCAATCGCGCAGGCCGCACAGTAAGAGCTGCACACGCTTTGGAGCGAGCCGCTTACGATTTCGCTTTAAATCCTGCGCCGCAAATGGTCGTCAAAACAAATGGCACCAATTTGCCGAAGGAGCGACTCCAGGCATTAAAAGAGACATTCTTAAATCGCACATCAAAGTCGGTCACAGTGCTCAATGCAGATGTATCGCTGGACACTGTTGGTTTTGATCCAAAGCAATTGCAAATGAATGAAGCGCGTCAGTATCTTGCGCTGGAATTGTGCCGCGCCATCGGATTACCGGCATGGTTTGCATCAGCTGATCCATCATCGATGACATATTCCAACGCTGTCAATCAGCGTCGTGATTTGATTGACTTTTCGATCCGTCCGATCTTGACAATTATTGAGCAGCGTTTATCACTTACAGATTTTACGCCAGCATCACAATATGTGCGATATGACCTAGACGATTTCTTACGCGGCAACCCTTATGAAAGAGCGCAAGTGTACGAAATTCTCAATCGCATTGGGGCAATGACCATCGAAGAAATCAGAGACGCAGAGGACATCATCGGATGAAACTAACCACACCAATCACCATCACAGCAGCCGATTCGGAAGCGCGCACAATCTCCGGTCGCATCGTCGCATTCGATGAGCAAGCAAATGCATCGACTGGCAAAGTCGTATTTGCAAAAGGCAGCATCGAGCCATCACAAGTTTTTCTCAATCTTGAGCACGATCGCACGCGCAGAATTGGTCGCAGCATGGAGATGTCAATGGATGGCGATTCAGCAATCAATGCGACTTTCAAGATTAGCAACACACAAGCCGGAAGCGATGCACTCATTGAAGCGATGGATGGATTGCGCGATGGATTTTCCGTCGAGCTCAATGTGGATGATTATGTGCAAGAAAAGGGATATATGAAAGTTCTCAAGGCTGAGCTGACAGGCGTCGCGCTTGTCTCCGAGCCAGCTGTGCGATCAGCGCGTGTCGCAGAAGTAGCAGCGACAGAAGGCGATGAAGATTCCACATCCGCACCGGATGAGGATGCAACAACAACACCAACAACAGAAGGAGACGAAGTGGAAAACACCGTCACAGACGCGGCAGCCGTTACAGAGACGGTCGAAGCCGCACAGCTCGTCACAGCCGCCAGCAGCACAGGCGTCTTTACAACAAAACCACGCTTAGATTTCTCAGCTCCAAAGCAATTGGAAATGACAATCAAGGCCACACTCGGATCAGATGAGGCTCGCGCTTATGTCGCAGCCGCAGCTGACACAACAGACAATGCTGGCCTCATCCCTACACGCCAGCTCACCACGGTAATCAACGGGCTTGCAAACAACACAAGAAGCGCGATCGATGCGATCACGACAGGGGTCTTGCCTGACGCTGGAATGTCTTTTGAAATTCCAAAGATCACCACACTGCCAACAGTTGCAGAAACAGCTGAGGCAGGCACACCATCAAACACAGATCAAGCTTCATCATTTGTCACAGTCTCAGTCAAGAAGTACGCTGGACAACAGCAATTCTCAGTCGAGCTCTTTGATCGCTCATCACCACTCTTCATCACAGAATTGATGAACAACATGGCTGCACAGTACGCAAAGGCGACAGATTTGGCCGTGTACACAGCACTCGCATCAGGCGCAACAGCTGACGCGACAACACTGACAACATATCCAACAGCTTCAGAGTTGCTCGGATTTGTTTCACGCGGTGCGGCATCTGTTTATTCCAACACTCAAGGATTTGCTCGCAACATTCTTGCGAACACATCACAGTGGGCAAATCTCATGACACTCAATGAGAGCGGTCGTCCAATTTACATGGCGGCACAGCCTTCAAATGCTGGCGGCGTTGTGCGTCCAGATTCAATCCGCGGCAATGTCGCCGGACTTGATCTCTATGTCACTGCAAATGTGCCATCAGCGAACAACGAAGACAAAGATGATTCAATGCTCATCATCAATCCAACAGCGTACACATGGTACGAATCACCAACATATCAGCTCCGCGCTGATGTAATTGCATCCGGTGAAATCCTTGTGGCAATGTACGGATATGGCGCAATCGCGACCAAGATCGGTGCAGGCGCATTCGGTATCAACAAGACCTGATCGATAACAAATAACTAGACATCGGCCGTTTCGCTCCCGAGGCGGTCGAGCAGATGAAGGGATGGACTCATGTCGGCAATAGTTTCAGCGTCATCGCTGCGATCTTTACTTGGCGTGAGTTCATCCCTGTATTCTGATGCGTATCTGGACGACATCATTGACACTGCCGAAGGCGTAATTTTGCCAATCCTTACGCAAAACACGACAGCCATTGTCAGCTATGAATTGAAATCCAATGTCGCTTATTTCTACACACGGGAGCCACACACTTTTGCGGTAGGCCAATCGATTGTCGTGACAAAGATGCCTGCACCATTTACCGCAACACACACAGTCACGACTGTCGAGAATCTTTATTTTACGGCCGCGCTAACAAATGCAGATGTCACCATCCGTCAGATGATCCCAAATGGCACTGCGACCCTATCCGGCTACGGCGCGGCCACTTATTACATCGGCAATCCAAATGTCGAGAGCGCAATCCTTGCAGTCGCGGTCGAAGTATTCCAAAGCCGCACAGCTGCCGGTGGTCAGATCGAAGGCGTGGATTTCAGCCCAACGCCATTCAGAATGGGGCGCAGCTTGACAAATCGCTGCATCGGATTGCTCGGTGATTTGGTCGATACTCGATCGATGGTGAGCTGATGCCAGCCTCATCAATCGCGGTCGATGTCCGCGGCGCAATTAAGACAGCCATCGCAGGCGTGGCAGCAAATACTTATGACTATGTCCCAGAATCACCAATTGTGCCATTTGCGGCGGTCGTCCCAGCATCGCCATATCTCGAAGCCAATCTCATCGGCACATCAACCCGTGTCAAAGTCAATCTTGTCATCACTGTCGGCGTTGCAATGTATTCAAATGCCGCCGCGCTTGACAACATCGAAAAGCTAGTCATGAGCATTCTGGCGGTTATCCCGTCAGGTTACACAGTCGGCTCTGTGTCTAATCCAACGCCAATTTCAATCGGAGCGTCCGACATTCTCGCTTGCGAGATTGAAATATCCACTCAATACACACAAACAAACTAGGAGACAAGCTATGCCAACGACCGTCATCACCGGACGCGATCTAGTATTGACGATCGCGACTGTCAACTATGATGCACAAGCAACATCAGTCACACTTTCAAATGAGCACACCATCGAGACATATCAGACACTTGATGGCCGTGCATATAAGGCAATCGACGATTCATGGACACTTGAGATTGAGATGCTCGCAGATTGGGGCGCAACAGGATCACTGTGCGAATCACTTTGGACTGCCTGCGAAACTGCACCAAATACCACTTTGGCAGCGTCATTGACAGCTGCAACCGGAGCCGTATTTGCTTGCAATGTCTTGCCAGTATTCCCATCCGTCGGCGGTTCAGCACCGGATGCACAGACTGTGTCACTATCATTCCAAGTGGTCGGTACACCTACCGAGACATTTAGCTAAGAAGGAGATCGGGAGCATGAAAACAAATATCACAATTGAATACACATCAGGCGAGGTTGCCACTTATGTGGCAGCTCCGCCTGAGTGGTGCAAATGGGAAAACAAGACAGGCCACACCATTACACAAGCGGCAGAAAAGATCGGAATCTCTGATCTTCTTTTCTTGGCATATCACGCTATGAAGCGAGAAGCCGCTGGCAAGGCCGTCAAACCTTATGAAGCATGGATCGAGACAGTCTCGGACATTACGACTGAGGTGGCAGATAACCCAAAAGCTACGCCGCTGGAAGCTTAAATCGCACCATCGTGGAGCTGGCAATTGCCACGCAAATCCCGATGAGTGAATGGCAAACAGCGGAGCAGATCATGACAGCGATCGAGGTACTGGAGAAACGGAATGGCTAAAGCAGGCAAAGGCACAATGGCCATCACTGTTGAGCCAACCGAATTTCGAAATCTCATCAGATTGCTTGGCTCATTGCCTGCCGAATCACAGCAAGAAATTCGCGATCGAGCATTGCCATTGTCACAAAGATTTGCCGGACAATTATTGCAATTTGCACAGGCATCGAGGACGCCAGTAGCCGAAAAGGTTGCTGAATCATTGGTTGCCAAGCGCGATCGATTGATCCGCGTTGATGTCGGTGGTACAAAAAAAGTCGGCCGCAAATATGGCGGCGAGAAACGCAAAGGCGGCAAAGTCGTCAAGCAAGGTCAGGCGGTTGCTGGCGCATTGCTTTGGGGTTCTGAATATGGATCACATCGCGGCGTCGATCGCCGTGGTCGTGCGTACTCTGACAGATTTAAAGCTCCATACAACAAAAGCGGATATTGGATCAATCCGGCAATGGATTATTATTTGCCTATCATTGCAAGAGAATATGCACAGATGGTGCAGGATGTCGTGAAGAAGGCAGGGATGGACTGATGGCGATTCCAAAGGTCAAGATAACTTTTGACGCCGATCTGGATGGCTTACGCAAAGGCGTCAATGG